GGAGGGAAGGAAGCGCCGACAACGGCGCTGGCAATAGCGCCGCCGACCGTATCTGCCTGATGGGTCACAAGGACTCGATGGTTCTGGTCGAGCAGATCGGCATCCGTTCACAGACTCAGTACAAGCAGGAATACCTCGGTACCCTGTTCACGGCTGACACCCTGTACGGTGTGAAGGCTCTGCGTACCAGCGCCACCAGCACCGCATCCAACGCCTCTGGCGCGTTCGCTTTGGCTGTTCCAGCCTAATGATGATCCCCCGGCCACAAGCCGGGGGGTTATCCTACACAGGAGTAAGAAATGGCTGCTGCATCCGCAATCACTTCCCGTCGCGGGAATGATCAATTCCGAGGTATCTTCTCCGATACTTGGGCTATCACCTGCACCTTGGACACTGCCGAAATTGCAGACCAAGCTACTGGAACCGACACAGTTACTGTTCCCGGTGTTGCATTGGGCGACATGGTTATCGGTCTTTCGGCTGGCGTAAGCGAGGGCGGGCTTGTTCGCCGCGCCTATGTTTCAGCCGCAAATACCGTGACTATTGCCAGCTCAAACACCACCGGCGGTGCTGTTAATCTGGCGTCTACGACCGTTAAACTGGTTATTGGCCGCATGGTCTAAACAACGGGGGGCTTCGGCCCCCTGTTTTTTGAAAGAAAATAATGGCTACCTATCGTTGCATTCAGAGTGGTAATACGGTCACGTTCACCCTAGCGCACGACATTCAAACAATGAAGGGCCACGGCGGCTACGTTTTGATTGACGAGCCTGTTGTTGAGCCTGAAGTAAATGAACCGGCCAAGCGCACGGGTCGCCCTCGCAAAGTTGTTGAAACTGTTCAGGAGTAAATCATGTACGGAAAAGCACCAAAGATGGCCAAGAAGGCCATGCCAGTCACAGTCGTAGTTGCCGTTGGCAAGCCAAAGCCGCTGCCCAAGCGCGGCCAGCGCACCGCCACCAACAAGGCGAGCAAGAAGAAATGAAAACCAAGGCTGAAAAGAAAATCAGCAAGGTCATGCGCGAGTACAAGGCCGGCGGCCTGCACTCGGGCAAGGGCGGCAAAGTCGTCAAGAACCCCAAGCAGGCCATCGCCATCGCGCTGTCGCAGGCTGGGAAGGCGAAGAAGAAATGAAGCCCGGTCTGTATGCTGCAATCAATGCCAAGAAGGCCCGCATTGCTGCGGGTTCTAAAGAGAAGATGCGTAAGCCTGGCACAAAAGGCGCGCCGACACTCGCCGCTTTTAAGCAGTCTGCCAAGACTGCCAAGAAGAAATGAAAACGCCTGCTTGGCAACGAAAAGAAGGCCAAGCCAAGACGGGGGGCTTGAATGCCAAGGGCCGTTCGTCTTATAATGCCGCAACCGGTGGCAGTCTCAAAGCCCCGGTCAAGTTAGGCGACAACCCTAGGCGGGCCTCCTTTTTAGCACGGATGGGCAACATGCCCGGGCCTGAGTACAAGGATGGTGAGCCTACGCGGCTTCTGTTGTCCTTGAAGGCTTGGGGCGCGTCGTCCAAGACGGATGCTAAGGCAAAAGCCAAGGCCATCTCAGCCAGGAACAAAAAATGAGGCCCATATCCGTTGGTTTAAAGCTGGTCGGGGCAACGCAGACCACCATATACAAAGCGCCGACGGGTTACTACGCCAAGTTCAACTTGTTGTATATCCACAACACGGGTGCCAACAATAAGTACATCACGGTGCAGTGGTACGACTCAAGCGCTAATGTTAGCGTTGACATCCTGACGCAAGTGCCGTATTCGTCCAAAGCCTATACCCAGTTCAGCAATGCCTATGTGGTCTTGGAAGAGGGTGACGAACTTCGCGTAATCACGGAAACCGCCAGCGTGTTCGACATCATCGCCACTTTTGAAGAAGTAGGATTGACCCGCCAATGACATATTTACAACTCATCAATGACGTGCTGATCCGGTTGCGCGAGACGCAAGTTTCGACCAATGGCGAGACGGCTTACTCAATCCTTATCGGCAAATTCATCAACGACGCCAAGCGCCAGATCGAGGACGCCTACGCTTGGAATGTGCTGGGCCAGACGATCACCATCACGACCAATGCCAGTGATCACATCTACTCGCTGACTGGTGCCGGCCAGAAGTTCCAAGTCATGGACGCCATCAACACGACAGCCAATGTCGGCCTGCGGAACATCAGTTTCGTAGAGATGAACCGGTTTCAAAACTTCGTGCCGTCAGTCACCGGCATCCCTGAGTACTTCTCGTTTGACGGCGTTGATACCAACGGCGACACCAAGGTGGTGCTGTACGCCCGCCCTGACGGGGTCTACAACCTGCCGTTCTCGCTGACCGTGCCCCAAGCCACTCTGTCGGCCGACAGCACGCTGGTGATGGTTCCCGATAGCTTGGTGGTACAGAACGCCTACGCCCGGGCGCTGGTAGAGCGCGGCGAAGATGGCGGTCTTAACTCATCGGAGGCCTATCAGCTTTACCGAGGTATGCTGTCTGACTACATCGCCTTAGAAGGCACGCGCTACCCAGAAAACCAAGAGTTTGTCGCGGTATGAGCCAAGCCCTCCAGACCGTCAGCATCTCAGCTCCTCAGGATGTAGTTCTGAAGTTAGTGCCTGTGGACATGCTTTCTTGCTCTCACTGCAAGCTATCTAAGCCTTGCAAGGATTTTCCAAAAGCAATTGGCAAGGTACGGGGGTATGCGTGGATATGCAAAAAATGTAAAGCGCAAAAACTTCTGGATAAAAAATCTAGCATGTCAAATGACGATTGGATGCTTTTAAACAGAAAATATTGGCTTAAATCTCAATACAATTTGTCTCTAGCGGACTACAACGCGAAGCTAGTGGCGCAAAACCATAAATGCGCTATTTGCGCGTGCGACGAAACAGAGGCTTATAAGAGCCTACTTTTTGTCGACCATTGCCACACGACAAAAAAAATTCGGGGTTTACTTTGCCATCACTGCAACACCGCACTTGGAAAATTTCGCGACTCGCCTGAAATTCTTGCCAAAGCAATACAGTACTTGGAATCGCAATGAGCCAGATACTTCAAACCTCTGCAATATCGGCACCCGGCTTTTACGGATTGAATACTCAGGACTCGCCTCTGGACTTGGCGGCTGGCTTCGCGCTGGTCGCGACTAACTGCATCATCGACCAGTACGGCCGGATCGGCTCGCGCAAGGGTTGGTCTCGCGTCAATAGCTCGTCTGGCAACCTGGGCGCCAACAACGTCGGCGTCATCCATGAATTGGTGCAGCCTGACGGAACACTGACGGTTCTGTTTGCGGGCAACAACAAGCTGTTCTTTCTGAACGGCTCGAACGCCGTGACAGAATTGACCTACGGGGGCGGGGGCACTGCACCTACCATCACAGCCAGCAACTGGTCCTGCACCTCGCTTAACGGCATCACCTACTTTTTTCAGACCGGCCATGATCCGCTGATCTTTGACCCGGCTGTCAGCACCACAACGTACCGGCGTGTGACTGAGAAGACGGGCTATGTCGGCACCGTGCCGTCGGGCAATATCGTTCTGGCGGCGTTTGGCCGGCTTTGGGTAGCCAATACGGCCACAGTCAAGAACACAGTTTACTTTTCTGACCTGTTGGCTGGCCATGTCTGGTCTACCGGCACGGCCGGCTCGCTCAATGTTGACCGTGTCTGGCCGTCCGGCTCAGACGAAGTGCAGGGTCTGGCAGCGCATAACGGCTTCTTGATCATCTTCGGCAAGCGCCAAATTCTGGTGTACGCCAACGCCACGACGCCTTCGACGATGGCGCTGGCGGACACGGTGGGAGGTATTGGCTGCATTGCCCGCGACTCTATCCAAGCTACCGGCAAAGACGTATTGTTCCTGTCCAACTCGGGCGTTCGCTCGTTTGCCCGGACGATCATTGAGAAGTCCGCGCCGCTGGGTGACTTGTCCAAGAACGTGCGAAGCGATCTGATGGGCATTGTGGCCGGCGAGACGTTGGCCAGCATCAAGTCGGTCTACTCCGAGTCGGAAGCCTTCTATTTGTTGACGCTGCCTTCGGTCAATGAGGTTTACTGCTTTGACACCCGCACGCAGTTGCAGGACGGCTCGTTTCGCATCACCAACTGGAACTCGATCCAGCCGACCGCGCTGCTGTCCAAGCGCAACGGCGATCTGCTGATCGGCAAGAACGGTTACATCGGCAAGTACGGCACCTACCAAGACCACACATCGGCCTACCGGATGCAGTACTTCACCAACCATGCTGACCTCGGCAACGCCAATGTCACCTCGCTGCTAAAGCGGTTGAAGGTGATCGTTATCGGCGGCACGAACCAGTATGTGACGATGAAGTGGGGTTTTGACTTCAGCGCCAACTACCTGTCGGCCAACGTCTTGATCCCGACGCAGGGCGTCTACGAGTACGGCATCGCCGAGTACAACATCGCCGAGTATTCAGATGGCGTGGCGTTGCAAATACTGAGCGCACAAGCTACTGGTAGCGGTAAAATTGTGCAGACCGGTTACGAGGCAAACATTAACGGAGCGCCGCTGTCGATTCAGCGGATTGAAATCCAGTCCAAAGATGGGAAGACGACATGAGTAATTACACACAGTCCACGAATTTCGCCACGAAAGACGCGCTGCCATCTGGCGATCCACTCAAGATCGTCAAGGGCACGGAGATCAACACCGAGTTCAATAACATCTCGGTGGCCATCGCCACTAAGGCTGATTTGACATCGCCTACGTTTACGGGAACGCCTGCCGCGCCCACTGCTTCCGCAGGCAACAATAGCACCCAACTGGCGACTACAGCCTACATAGATTCGGCGATTACGGCCGTCAAGGCCGCGCTGTTCCCCGTAGGCGCTATCTATACGGCCATCGTATCAACCAACCCTGGCACGCTGCTGGGCTTTGGCACTTGGACGGCCTTCGGCGCCGGTCGGGTGCCTGTTGGTTTTGATGCTGGCAATGCGTTGTTTGATACGGCCGAAGAGACCGGTGGCAGCGCAGACGCGATCACAGTAAGCCACACGCACACAGCGACATCAACAGTTACTGATCCCGGTCACGTTCACGCCTTAACATTCAATAATCAAGGCGATGGGTTTGGCGGAACGCCGGCTATGAGCATTATTGCTGGTGGTAACAGCAGGGATGTCAATAGCGCTACTACTAGCATCACAGTCGCAACTACCAACGCATCCACGGGTTCGTCGGGCGCCAACGCCAACTACCAGCCGTTTATCACTGTGTACATGTGGAAACGGACTGCATGATCACGCATCACTTCAGCGATGGCCTATACGCCAAGCAGGCGGTGATACCTGCGGGCACATCCATCCTGAAGCACACGCATGATTTCAGCCACCTGTCGATTCTTGCAAAGGGCAAGGTTGCGGTGATGAAGGGCGAGGCAATAGAAGTGATTGAAGCGCCTGCCTGCATCGAAATTAAGGCTGGAGTGACGCACGGCGTCAAGGCCATCACTGACTGCGTTTGGTTTTGTATTCACGCCACTGACGAGAAAGACCCGTCAAAAGTGGACGAAATTTTGATTGGAGTTTGATATGCCGATTACAGCAGCCTTAATTGGTGGTGGCGCTTCTTTGTTGGGTGGTTTGCTCGGCGGCGGTTCCGCTGAAAGAGCCGCACGGACACAAGCCGCCGCGCAGACTGAGGCCGCACGAATTGCGGCTGAAGAAGCCCGCTTCCGTCCGGTCGGGATCACGACGCGCTTTGGCGGCTCACAGTTTGAGTACGGCCCGGACGGTCGGGTGTCGGGCGCAAGCTACACGCTTGACCCCGCGCTGCGCGCCTACCAAGACCGCTTCTTGGGGCTGGCGGGTGGCGGTCTGTCGCAGGCTGAGATGGCCCAGCAGCAGTTTGCACCTTTGCAACAAGGCGCGCAAGGTCTGTTCGGCCTTGGCCAACAGTACATAGCGCAGTCACCGCAAGCTGCCGCGCAGCAGTACATGACCGGTCAGCAGAACTTGCTGGCCCCAAGCCGCGAGCGTCAGTTCGCGCAGTTGCAGAACCAGATGTTCCAGACTGGCCGTGGCGGCTTGGCCGTCGGCGCAACTGGTGAGCGCCCGAGCGGTGCCGCTGGCCTCGGCGCTGCCAACCCAGACTTGGAAGCCTACTACAACGCTCTTGCCCAGCAAGACGCTGCGTTGGCGGCGCAGTCCATGCAGGCCGGTCAGCAACAGACAGCCTTCGGCGCTGGCTTGCTCGGCACTGGCGGCAACCTGCTGACGCAAGGCTACGGCGGTCAGGTTGCGGCCATGACGCCTTACCAAGCGTACCTGCAAGGCGCGACTGGCTTGGAAGCGCTTGGACAGCAGCCACTGGAGATGGGTTCTGCTTTAGGCGGGCGCATCGCCAACCCAACAGGCAGCCAAGCGCTGCTAACAGGCGGTATGGCTGCGGCTGGCTCAAACGCTGCTGCCAACGCCTACAATCCGTTTGCTACGGCTCTGATCGGCGCATCGCGCAGCCCAGCGCTGACCAACGCGGCGGCTAGTTTGTTTAGCGGCGGAGCGCAAGGTTACATGCCAACCGGCTTTGGTACTGGGTCTGCCTTTGGCAATCAAGACCTTGGCGCATTTCTCTAGGGGGTAAGACATGGCAACCGATATCGTTCAATCCTTATTCGGCGTTACGCCGCAGGCTTACCAGCAGGCCCAGCAAGACCGCGCAGACGCGCAGGCCATGCAATACGCCCGTCTCAGCCCGTTCGAGCAGGCTAACTTTGCCATCGGCCGGGGGGCTACTGGCCTGGCTACCGCGCTAGGCGGCGCGCTGGGTGGGCAAGACCCACAGCTTCAGATGATCAGCGCCCGGCAGGCCATCTCCAAGCAGATCAACTACAACGACCCGCTGTCCATCCAGCAGGGTGTGCGTATGCTGTCAGAGGCTGGCGATACGCAGGGTGCAATGATGCTGGCTGATGTCGCTCGGCAGGCCCAAAGTGAGATCGCGCAGACTGGTCAGCGTCAGGCTGCGGGTGTGGCTTCTCTGGCCCAAGCCGGCCGCGAGCGCACGCAAGCATCGCCCAAAGAAGTGCAGTTGGCCCGTGAAGTTGCATCGCTGACCGGCTTTGAAGAAGGCACGCCCCAATACAACACTGCTTACGCAGAGTCGTTGCGTGATCAGATGACCAAAGAGGCCAAAGGCCCAGGCTTCGGTACAGACCGTGAGGCTGTCGCGGCCGAAGTTTACGGCAAGACGTTTGGTAATTTGTCACAGACTGAAAAAGCCGCCGTCAACAAACGTGTCGAAGAAGAAGGCGGGCGCAAAGCTGAAAAAGGCGCCGCCAGGCTGACCAACGTATTGCCGGGTGATAGAGC